ATTCTTTATTTGTTGGTTCTACACAGGAACTTCAACAACTAATTAAAAATAAAAAGTAATGCCTGATATATATCGTGATAACCCGAATCTCAAACGGGCTAATGTTCAAATTGAGTTTACCAAAAAACAGATACAAGAATATCAAAAGTGTTGGGAAGATCCTGTATACTTCACAGAAAACTATGTCAAAATAATAAGTTTAGATAAGGGTTTGATACCTTTTAAACTCTATGAATTCCAAAGGCAGATGATGTGGACTTTCCATACGGAGAGGTTTACTATCTGCAAACTTCCTAGACAGTCTGGAAAATCTACCACAATCATTGCATACCTACTTCACTTCTGTCTTTTCAATCCCACAGTCAATGTCGCAATCCTTGCAAACAAAGCCGTTACTGCAAGAGACTTACTCAGTAGACTTCAACTCGCATATGAACATCTTCCAGATTGGTTACAACATGGAGTAATGACATGGAACAAAGGAAGTCTAGAGCTAGAAAATGGCTCAAAGATTCTTGCTAGTTCAACTTCTGCTTCTGCTGTTCGAGGAGGTTCTTATAACATTATTTTCCTAGATGAGTTTGCCTATGTGCCAAATAATATCGCAACCCAATTCCTAAGTTCTGTATATCCTACAATTTCTTCTGGTAAAGAATCCAAAGTGATGATGGTAAGTACACCAAATGGAATGAATATGTTTTACAAGTTGTGGAACGATGCAGAGAATGGTAACAACACTTACATTCCCATAGAGGTACATTGGAGTGAGATACCGGGCCGTGATGAGGAGTGGCGAGAAGAAACTATTAAGAATATAGGTGAAGAACAATTTCAGACAGAGTTTGATTGTTCATTCTTAGGCTCTTCTAATACTTTAATTCATGCTACAAAATTAAGTGCATTGTCTCATACTACACCAATTACATCTAATGCAGGATTAAAAGTATATGAAAAACCACATCCTGAAGGTGCATATGTAATAACGGTTGATGTTTCAAGAGGAGTAACTAATGATTATTCTGCATTTGTAGTAATGGATGTTTCTGAACTTCCTTATAAACAAGTTGCTGTATATCGTGATAATGAAATTAAACCAATGATATTTCCAACAATTATACATAAGCTTGCACAGGCATATAACCTTGCATACGTTATGATAGAGATTAATGACATTGGAGCCCAAGTTGCAGATGCAATGCAATTCGATATGGAATATGACAACATGATTATGACTACACAACATGGTAGAAATGGTCAGATTGCAGGGGGTGGATTCTCTGGAAAGAAAGCACAATTAGGTGTACGAACTACTAAGTCTCTAAAGAAAATTGGTTGTTCTAACTTAAAAACTCTTCTGGAAGATGATAAGTTATTGGTATGTGATTTTGATACTATTGCAGAGTTATCTTCCTTTGTAGGAAAAGGTCAATCTTGGCAAGGTTCAGATGGCAATACTGATGATCTGGTAATGTGTTTAGTACTGTTCAGTTGGTTGACAGACCAAACTTATTTTAAAGAATTAGTCAACTTAGATATTCGCAAACAACTTTGGAAGGAAAAAGAAAGTTTGGTAGATCAAGACATGGCTCCATTTGGATTTGTTTTAGATGGTCTTAGAGATGAAGAAGGGGTAAGAATTGGTGAAAATATAGATGAATATGGTTCATCATGGAATCCAGTAGTTACTTCTAATACTGAATATCTAAAGGATTGGTGATAACTGAATATCATTCCTCAATTCACTCTCACAATTTAAACACACAATCTTATTCGATTGTATCTTTTCCAATATTGATAATCTAAGTTCTTTTCCAAGTCCTTTTGATCTTGAAAACTTTCTGATTTCTTTGTTGTTAGGGTAGAATACCAATCCACACGTTTCTGAGTACCCACAATATATACATACCTTCTCGGCAAGATATTCGTTAATCCATATGTCACGTTTTCTTTCCGCCTTTCTTATTCCCCTTTTAATAGTTTCTTTATATTTCTCATAATGTGTCATAGAATTATTTATAATCTATATAATACCTCAAAAATAGTATAAAACCAGTAAAACCAATAAAGTTAAAAACATCAAAAGACTAAATAGATGTAATAACAATTCTATTTAATAAGGAGATAGGAATGGCGTTTCAAGTTTCGCCTGGTGTACAGGTAACAGAAAAAGACTTAACAAACGTAGTTCCCGCTGTCGCAACATCGATTGCTGGAATAGTAATGGCCGCAGAAAGAGGGCCAACTGATACTATTACTGCAATTGCTTCTGAGGAAGAACTGGTTCAAATTTTTGGTGAACCACAGTCTGCATCTAATCAATTTGAAGATTGGATGTCTGCCGCTGCTTTTCTTGGATACGGTAATGCATTGAGGGTAGTTCGCCCTGCTAGTGCTGCTGTAAATGCTTGCGTTTCTGGTACTGCATTGTTAATTAAAAATAATACCCATTGGAAAGATGGGGATGGTTCTACAGGCCCATATAATACTGGTGCTGCAAGTGTAGGACAATGGGCAGCAAGAACTGCGGGCTCATGGGGTAACAACTTAAAAGTTGCTATGTGTCCAAGTGCTGCTGAGTTTGAACAAACATTTTCAGGATCAGCTAATACTATTGGAGTAACAACTGGAACACCGGCTGCTGGTGCTACTACTGTTGGAATTGATACTGGTAGTGGTGGTTCTTCTGGTGACGGTGGTGCTAAATTCAATGTTGGAGATATTGTTCACTTTCAAGAAGCAGATGGTTCAGAATATAAGGTAACAGCTATTACTGCTGATAACCTTACCATTGAAAGATATGGTACTGCAAATACTGCTGGTGGATTAAGGTCTGCTCTCATAGCTGCAACAGATGTTCGCAGACGGTGGGAATATTATGACCAATTTGACGGTGCTCCCGGCACTTCAACATATGTGCAAGACCGTTCAGGGGTATTAACCGCTGATGAAATGCATATCATTATAGTAGATGAAGATGGTGGCATTTCTGGTGTTCCAAAAGAAATTTTGGAAAAATACACAGGAGTATCTAAAATTTCAGATTCAAGAACAGCTCAAGGTTCTGCAAACTATTATATAGATGTTCTCTATAATAGTTCAAGTTATATTTACTGGATGGATCATCCTACTGTTAATACTGGTTATGGTAATAATGTAGCTACACAAAGTACTACATTGTTCTCTGCATTGTCTGAGGTTATTACTTCAAGTTCACTTATAACTGGAGCAGATGATTATGCATTAACTGCTGGTGAACAAAAAGATGGAATTGACCGATTCAAAGATACAGAAACGGTTGATTTAAACTTATTCATTTGTGGTAAGGCAGATGCAACCAAAGCAGGAAATGCAATGGATATGTGTACTGACCGCAAAGATGCAGTTGCTTTCGTATCACCAGAATTAAGTGATGTTGTTGCAGTTGCAAATGAAGTAACACAAACATCAAATGTCAAAGGATATTTTGATTCATTAACATCAACATCCTATGGTATGTTCGATAGTGGATACAAATACACATACGATAAGTACAATGACTCTTATCGATGGATTCCATTAAACGGAGATATGGCAGGACTTTGTGCAAGGACTGATTTAGTTTCAGATCCGTGGTACTCGCCTGGTGGTTTTAATCGTGGACAAATAAGAGGAGTTGTAAAACTTGCTTATAACCCACAGAAAGCTAACAGAGACATCTTGTATCGTGCTAGAATAAATCCAATTTGTGCTTTCCCCGGCCAAGGAACAATATTGTACGGAGATAAAACTGCACAAGCAAAACCAAGTGCATTTGACCGCATTAATGTGCGTAGATTGTTCATTACTATAGAAAAGGCAATTTCAACTGCTTCTAAATTTCAGTTGTTTGAATTCAACGATGAGTTCACAAGAGCAGGATTTAGGAATATGGTTGAACCTTTCTTGCGTGATGTTCAGGGTCGAAGGGGAATCACCGATTTCCTAGTTGTATGCGATGAGTCTAATAACCCAGGCGTGGTTGTTGACCGTAACGAGTTTGTTGCTGACATTTTTGTCAAACCTGCTCGGTCTATTAACTTTATTTCTCTAAACTTCATTGCCACGAAAACTGGTGTTGCGTTTAGTGAAGTAGTAGGGGCATAGGGGGAATCATGGCAAACATAAACGACTTTAAATCCGCATTAAAAGGTGGTGGTGCAAGAGCAAATCAATTTCAAGTAACAATGCCTTTTCCAGGCTTTGCGGCAATAGGTGGGGAGACACGATCAATGTCTTTCTTATGTACTGCAACAAATTTGCCGGGCATGACATTGGCTGAAATTGCAGTTCCATTTCGTGGTCGTAACCTGTATATTGCAGGGGATCGTACCATTGATACATGGTCAACTACAATTTTAAATGATACTGATTTTGCAATTCGCAATGCATTTGAGCGTTGGATGAATGAAATCAACAATATGTCAGACAATAGTGGATTGGAAAATCCATCTGACTATCAAGTTGATGCTTATGTTGATCATCTAGATCGTGCTGGACAGGTAATTAAGTCTTATACCTTTAGAGGTATGTGGCCATTAACTGTAGCACCGATAGAATTGACTGCAGCTGAAGCTGGAGAAGTTGAATCATTTGAAGTAACCTATCGTTATCAGTTTTTTGAAACCAATACTACAACTTAATAATTCGTATAAATATTTGTATTGATATTGATTACGGAGTATTATGGCACAACTATTTGGATTTCAAATTACCAGAGCAAAGGACAAGGGGGAACAGGCATCGTTTGTTCTCCCCGATCCTGAATCTGGAGCTACCACAACTGCTGGATTCTACAGCGAATTTCTTGATATAGAAGGACAAACTAAGACCGAATCTGATCTTATTCGTAGGTATAGGTCTACCTCAGAGCATCCAGAATGTGATTTAGCAATTGAAGATATTATTAATGAGTCTATAAATATTGATGAGTATAAACAGTCTGTATCTATTAATACTGACAATTTACCTTATTCTACAAAAATTAAAAAAAGAATTAGGGATGAATTTTCACAAGTATTAAAGTTATTAGATTTTACTAATAAAGCTCACGATGTTTTTAGGAGATGGTATATAGATGGTAGGATTTATTTTCATAAAATTATAGATGAAGAAGATCCACAAAAAGGAATACAAGAATTAAGATACATTGATGCTTTAAAGATTAAACGAATTCGTAAAATCGAAAAAGCAGAAACAAAGAAAAAATCCCCTACACTTAACGTATTAGAGGATTATTACTTATATAATGAACAAGGGGTAACTAGTGCAAATACTGGTTCTTCAGGGTCAGTTGGAACTGCTATTAAAATTACAGCAGATGCAATTGCAATGTGTGCTTCAGGATTATTTGACCCCACAAAGGCATTAGTTTTATCGTATTTACATAAAGCTATCAAACCTGTTAATCAACTTAGGATGATTGAGGATGCGGTAGTGATTTATCGTATTTCACGAGCACCAGAACGAAGAATTTTCTATATTGATGTTGGAAATTTACCGAAAGTAAAAGCGGAAGCATATCTTAAAGATGTGATGAATCGTTATCGAAACAAGTTGGTGTACAATGCTTCAACTGGTGAGATAAAGGATGACCGTCAGCAGATGAGTATGTTAGAGGATTTCTGGTTGCCACGTAGAGAGGGTGGTAGAGGAACCGAAATTACAACTCTGCCTGGTGGACAAAACTTAGGAGAAATAGATGATATTGTTTATTTCCAGAAAAAGTTATATCGGTCTTTGAATATTCCTGTTAGTCGGTTAGAATCTGATTCAGGATTTAGTTTAGGTCGAGGCGCAGAAATTACAAGGGATGAAGTAAAATTTACTAAGTTTGTTCAAAAATTACGAAACAAGTTTAATACTTTATTTAATGACCTTCTTAAAACGCAATTAATACTCAAAGGAGTTATTGCAGAAGAAGATTGGCAAGATATTAAAGAAAATCTTTCATATAGTTACATGAAAGATGGACATTATGCGGAAATGCGAGATATGGATGTGCTTCGTGACCGTTTAGATATACTAAATAGTATGGAACCATACATAGGAGATTGGTTTTCTAAGGAATATGTTCAAAAACACGTTTTCCGTATGACTCAAAATGAAATTGATGATATGGAAAAACAAATACATGGAGAACCAGAAGAGCCTGATCATGCACCATTAGGAAATCCAATGGATCCAGATGGCCCACTTACAGGCCCACAAAGATAATATATAACGAGATAAATTATGAGTGAATTACCAGATATGATTTCAGCACTAGTTGATGATAACAAAATAGATGCAGAATCACATTTTAAAAATTCAATGGCACAAAAAATAGGTAGTGCATTAGATCTAAAACGAGTAGAAGTAGCGAATTCTTTGATAAAAGGACAACCTAATACCTCAGTAGAGGACTCTGCCGATGAAGAAATTTAAAGAATTTAATACATGGGTTGTAGAAAAGGATGAACATAAGAAAT